ACCTTGATCCCCTGCGCTTCCCGTGCCTTTTTTGCTGCGTCCTGACGCAGATCGGATGCCTCTTTTTGTTGGTTCTGAATGGTCTGTTGTTTGGTCCTCTGCTCACGCTTGATCCCCGCTCGCTCGTAACGGTCCTCGATGTCCAGCTTCCGCTTCTCATAATCCGCGCCTGACATACCGCTCTTGCCAGCTTCCAACTCCGCCAGCTCCAATCCCTTTTTGGCCGCTAAGAGCTTCTTCTGCTGCTCAGCTTCGGCTTCCAATCGCTTCTGCGCGCGACCAGCGGCCGCCTCAACCGAGGCATAGGCTTTCACCACACCATCCATCGCCTCATTCATCCCGCGATACGCTTCCGCCGCCGCCGTAATCTGGCCGATTTTCTTCTCGCTGAGATCGGGCAACTCGAATGCTGTTAACGCCTCCGTGGCTGCTTTTACTCGATAGCGGAAGATCGCAAATGCCGCACCAACCCCCGCCACTGCAAGCGCGATCGGATTCACCGCCAAACGGGCCACATGTCCCAGCAACGGGAACTCATCGCGAAGCCCATGCACCGCGTGTCGCAGCTCAGTCTTGGACGCGAATGCCTTCTCATCCGCCTCTTTGGTCACCTGCGCTGCTTTTACCTCCTCGGCGCTGACGACCTTGACGCTCTCCGCGATTTCCTTATCCGCCTGGGCCGCGTAGCTCTTCTCCTGATTGAGCTGCTTGAAGATGTCCGTGCATTTCTTGGCCGCCGCGTTGGCCTTCTCAATATCCGCCGCCGTGGCCGCCCCGCCGCCGCCCTCAGCGGTCACCTTCAGCTTGTACTCGAAAATATCGTCAGGCATTCGGTTTCAGCGGTTCAGCTTTTCAGCTTTTGTTATAAATGAATTCCACCCCCGCTCATGTTGCCGAACTGAATCAGGGTGGTATTGGTTGACGGGTTAGGCGGCGGCATTGCTCCATACTCATAAGCGCCAATCGTCCACGGCCCTGTTGACGGCCTGGCGTTGCCTGCGTAGTCAGTGGCGAAGTACGCGCTCAGGTTTGCTCCCGCTGCAATCGCCGGGCTCAAGGCTTGCGGTGTCCCATTGCCGTTCAGTAGCGGGTTAGCGGTCAAGCCGTGAACGTCGAAACCCAGTCCCTGCCACTGGGCAAACGATTTGCCGACGTAGCTTCCGGTTGTAGAATAAATAAAGGGAGTCGAGCCGTCGAAGTTGTAGCAGAGGTTGTTGTCAATTCCGAAGGTCTGAGCGCCCGTCCCAACGTCGTAAAAAGCAATATAGGTTCCAGCCCCACCGCCACTCCCCAGGTTGTTGGTGATGGAGATCGTTTGCGCCGTGGCCGCAGTTCCGTTCCATTGAATCGCAGCGCCCAAGTCACCGGCGACGAAGGTATTGTTAAAGACGTTGAACACCGCGTTCTTGCTGGAACTTAGACTTAAGAGCCCTTCGGACGCATATTCCCCGCTCGATGCGGAAAACGCGTTGTTGTAGGCCAGGACATTCGTGATCGCCCCTTGAATGAACAGCTCGGCGGTCTGATAAGCTCCCCCAAGGCCCGGACCGAACGTGTTACCATTCGCATTCACTGTCCCGATCTGAGATGTTCCCCCTTGAACCGACCAGCAGTAAACCGCGTTATGATGGTATTGGTTCCCAGCCGTATCGGTCCAGTTCGTGAAGCCGTAAATGTGATTACCGGAAATCGTCACGAGGGTAAGCGTGGATGTCGAGTTGCGGTCAGGCACGTCTATTCCGTGGTTCACGCTGAAGATGGTGTTTCCAGAGAAGACAAAGTTCGAGCATCCCGCGTCATACTCTCCAACGATCCCAGTGACCGCGTCGTGGATAGTGCAGTTGGTCACCACAAAATTCTCCATGTTGACAGCCGTCCCCCGGTCAACGATTGCCCATGAACCGAAGCTGGCCTCATCCGTGGTGCCCGTGCGGACATACAGGTTTGCCACTGTCAGATTCTTCACCGTAAAATCACTCGCCCCATCGCCGTAAACCCCCACGCTGTCAACGCTGTGCGCCAGCCCTGTGCCGTTGGCTGTGTTCTGGATCAAACCATTCTGGCCACCGTCAATGGTCACGTAATTCTTGCCGCAGTAGATGGCGCCGGGATAACTCGACCAAGCTGGCGCGGTGAAGTTCGCGCCCGGCTGAAAGAAGAACGTGATGGGATTGCCCGCTGTTCCGCCATTCGTGATGCTGAGCGAATTGGTGAATGTGCCCCATAGGTTTACAATATCACCCGGGCCATACGGAGACACGTTCAACCCAGCCGTATTGGTCCAGTTGACCGTCGCCCCTGATGCCGTCAGACCAAGCAATACGACCGCTAGAAATATTTTCCAAGTCCAGCTTTTCATGGTGACATGAATGTGCCAGCAAAGCAGTTGTAGCCTCCGTAAACCGTCCAAGCTGAACCGTTTGAGCTCAGGTACGAGGATTGGCTTACGATGCCGCTCGCCGGCAACACCCTAACGTAATTCGCATAGTCGGCATTGCCATTAACGGTATAGACCGACACGTAGTAAACCGACCCGCTCGATATGGCGGAGGTCACCGTGAAGGGGACCGCAGCAACCGAAGTTGACAGGCCCGCAGCGCTGATTCCAGCGCTTGTCCCAAGTAAAGTCCCTGGACCAGAACCCGAATCGGCGTAAACGGCGACATAAATTGTTGAGGTAGGAGATGACACCTTTTGCAAATAGACTGATACTTGGCACGAGGTGTAACTTGCGCCAGCAGTGAAAGGCGCGGCAAAGTACGTCGCCGCCGCATTGTATCCTATGCCGTAATACAGCCCAATCTGATAACCGACGTTGCTATCTTGCGTTGTGGCGCAGGAGCCACCACTCACCGCCGTCCCCTGCAACGACGCCGCGCCCAGTTGCGCCGACGAGATGAACGACTGCGAGAAACAGGACAGCGACAGGCTGACTGCCAATAAGGTTGCGAGTAAGGTTTTCATTCTTCACTTCCATTCTTGATGACCCGGCCCAGCAGCACTGCCAGCGGGAACGATACTGCGAACCAGACGATTATGATGGCGAGGGTTGTCATTGAATTGTAACCAGGCGGTCACTCCCGGGACTTACAATGCTCTGGCCGGTGGTGTTATTGGTCGCTGCTGCGGAAATATACACCATCGTCTGCACTGGAGTCGGTCCGGTATTGCTGTAGCTGAGGACCTGGTTTGTCCAGGATCCCAACGTGGAAGCCGACACGGTTGTGGTGGCCGTTGGCACGGTCGGCGTAACGACTCCGTAGTAAAGGCCGTAAACCACGTTGTTGGTGAGCGCGAGAGAAACGGTAACACTGCGGCTGCAGCCCCCTCGCACGTCGAGGCAAAAGTATGAGCCAATCGTGCTGTTAGTGATGTTGTAGGTAACAATATTATTGGTGAGGGTTGCCGTGCCATACGGCGCGTACGTCCAGTTAGTCCAGTTGAACACGTTCGGCATATTAACCAGCGCCGTCGGGATCGTATCGCCGGAGGATGCCGTCCCGTACATGACATTGTTCCAGCACAATACAAAGATCGGCGACGAATTGTTGATTGTGCAGTTACTGACTGTCCAGCCAGTGCAGGAGGTGGTGCCTAAACCTCCAGAGGAACAATTGTTGATTGTGCAGTTGCTGACTGTCCAGCCGGAGGAGGTGGTGCCTAAACCTCCAGAGGAACAATTGTTGACTGTGCAGTTGCTGACCGTCCAGCCATTGCAGGTGTTGTAGCCTAAACATCCAGAGGAACAATTGTTGATTGTGCAGTTGCTGACTGTCCAGCCATTGCAGGAGGAGCTTAAACCTCCAGAGGAACAATTGTTGATTGTGCAGTTACTGACCGTCCAGCCATTGCAGGAGTTGGTGCCTAAACCTCCATAGTTACAATTGTTGATTGTGCAGTTGCTGACCGTCCAGCCGTTGCAGATGTTGTTGCCTAAACCTCCATAGGAACAATTGTTGATTGTGCAGTTACTGACCGTCCAGCCATTGCAGGAGGCACTTGTGCACACCCCTTTATTGATATTCTGGAACCTGATTCCCGACAGAACATTCGTTGCTGATAGCGTGATCATTGCTGCTGTGGACTGTACGGATTCCATGACCACCACCGGACAACTCAGGAACGATACGCAGCTATTTGTACCGCGAGTAGCCGAGGCCGTAGTCCTTAACACTGATCCCCATAATGTGTTGGTCTGAATCCCGATCAAGGGAGCACTGGCGAACGTAATTGTATTTCCTGTCACGCTGCCCACCAGGTAATATTCCCCCGCCTGGCCGACGATGTTGCTGCTTCCCACAAACACAATGTCATTGCTGCCTATGTTAGCGGGCATGTTGCTGACGGTGATGGATGTGCCGCCGCTGCTCAGCGTTGCTGCCAGCGACGTGTTGGTTACGTGCGAATAGTCCCCATACCAGCCCATTTTGTTAGTGCCGAGCATGGTGCATTGGGTGTTGTTGGTAAACTGGACAATGACTGCCGGCGTGTTGCTGGACGTAAAACTGATGGGGCTGCTGAGACTTCCAATCGTCCACTTGCCAGCGCCGGACAAGGTCCCATTCATTAATAGCCAGCAATAGGTGCTATTCGTCATCCGCAGTTCGCCGCCGTTCGTAATCACACACGCTCCCCAGCCGGTGGTGCCGGAATTATTCACGTCATAGGTGACCACGGTATTGCTCACGATCATCCAGGTGTCGCCGGAGGCGGACGGGGCCACGCCGCCGACCCACGTTGCTCCTGCCGAAAACAAGCCGCTGGCCGTGTTGGTGTAAGCGGCCCCGAATGCCGGAATAGAGAATGTCAGGAACAGTAAGAAAGTGCGAATCTTTTTCATGTCAGTAATTCCAAATGTAGTTTGTGCCAATGGCCCTTACCTCAACCCACGCAACGCCAACCACCGAGTTCGTGATTCCATTTGACACCAAATACAACGTGTTGAGCGCGTTCGTTTTGGCCAGTGTCACCCCGTTTGTAATTGTGTAGTAATAGTTCCCGGTCGAGGTATCAATCGTCGTAAGCGGCAGGTTGCCGGTAATCGTTGCGCCGGTCAGGTTGGTGAAGCCCGAGCCGTTGGCAATCGGAACGCCCGGCAGGTACTGGTTGTTTGTGACACCGCTGCCGCCCGTCCCTGCAAGTGCAAGCTGAGCCATGGTCAGCGTGTCCAGCGAGTTGCTGTTGACCGTGCCCGCTGTGAGGTTGGCTCCAGTCAAGGCCGAGGCGGACGTGAGGTAATTTGAAGAGCCAACTTGCACCCCAACCTTAGCAGAGGTGACCAAGTTAGACGATCCGATTTGCGCCCCAGCCTGCGCTGACGTAATGAGATTTGATGAACCTATCTGTACCCCGACTTGAGCGGAAGTGACGAGGTTGGAGTTGCCAATCTGTGTCCCAACCTGAGCAGAGGTGACGAGGTTCGAAGCGGAAATCTGTGAGGCCACTTGCGATGCATTCAATCCGCTGTTCGTATTGCCACTCGTCCCGGCTAAAGCCAACTGTGCTTTCGTCAGCGTGTCCAGCGAGTTGCTGCTCACCGTCCCAACCTGGATTATTGCCCCGTTCAAATTGGTCAGCACCGTGTTCAGTTGTGAGCTAGTAGTCGCCGTGCCGTCCGCGTTGATCGGCACCGCACCGGAAGCCGCGGCGGACACTTCATTATTGTATATCCCAGTCATCTTCAAGCGGTATGGGGTCAAAGCCGTGTTGGTGAACCCTGCGGAGGTGAGTTCATTCTGAAAATAGCCATTGCCCTGGATGTAAATGTCCGACTGGTTGGTCTGAGGGCCGCCGACCGTCAGGTTGGTCACCAAGGTCGTCCCGTGAAGCTCGTTGCTGTAAGCCGATGCGAACTGCGCCCCCACCTGCAAGCCGCCAATGTTGGTCAAGACTACACCATTGACGTTGCCATTAGTGAAGCCACCGCCCAGCCCGCGCAGAACGTTCGTTCCGAACTGCGCCCAGTCCACGAGGTTGGCCCCGCCAGTGATCGTGAAATGCCCGGTGCTGTCCACGCCCAGCACGTCAGCCATCAAGGAACTCGTCAGATTGGGGATGTTCGCATAGGTCGCGTTTGTCGAACTGCTCGAAGTTGAAGCGTTGCCATTCAAAGTGCCAGTCAGGTTCGTTGCCAGTGTAGTGCCACGAAACTCATTCGTATAGGTGCTCGTAAATCCTGCGCCCACACTCAGACCGCCAATGTTGGTCAAGACTACACCATTGACGTTGCCATTGGTGAATGTGCTGCCGCCGCTTCCCGCCGGGCTGAATGCTCCGGTTCCAAACACGCCGTAACCTGCGTTGGTTGTGATTCCGCCAGCCGAAACACTGCCGGCGTAGTCTGCTTTCCCGTGAAACACCGTACCGTAAATATCTGAGAGGTTGGTCTGATACCCGTGCACCGTTGCCCAGCCCGTCGCCACCAGGTTGCTCAATGTGGCCGTCGAGTTGCCATTAGACACCCCGAAGTTGCCCGTAATGGTCACGTCCCGAAACGTCTGCGGAGCGGTGAAGGCGTTGGGCACGGAGAGTAGCGCAGTACTATTTGACACCCACGCCTGCGAAGCGACCGGGCTCGCGTTGATCGGGATAGCCAGCGTCGGCCACGGCGCCTTGTATTTCGCGTAGAGGTAGTTTGAATGATAGTTCAGGTCAGCCGGACTCAGGTTGGTATTCCAGAACATGACCTCGCTGATCCAGCCGGTGAAGTAGTTTCCGCCGCCAGCAGTGCTGCCAATCCAAGGCGCATCATCTCCCCACACACCTGACGTGTAGATTCCAATTGCGCTGGTCGCCGTTGAACCATCATCGAACACGCCCATGTTTGGGTAATTCACCCATTCACCAGCTATATCCCAGGTCCCAATCGCGTGCTGGCTCGCATCGAGGTTTGCGTAATTTGCACGCATCTCCGTGTGGATGCCACCGAACGCAGTCAATCCCCATCCACTGCCAGTCACTCCTTTGTCCACGATCCGCTCCGTCCCCGCGCTGGCCTGGTTATACATCACCAGTAACGTGAAATTAGTATAGAGCGAGCCGCCGAAATACTTGCTCACGAGATAGGCCGAGTTGGTGAACAAAAATGCGCCAAGGCCGTTGACCACATTGCTGTAAAACAGCGGCTGGTTACTCACGTTGGTCGTGTCGTTATGGAGCGACGTTGAATCTGCCCAGTTGGTCGCTGTCCCATTGGTGTAGTTGAGCGCGTCCGGCTTGTGCCACTCCACTAAGTTTGTGACATACAAATCCACCGGGCAGGTGGCTGCGTAAACCACCGAGGCGGCCACCTGGCTGCTTGCGTTGAGGGTAGCGCTGAGCAGCACCTGGTTGCTCGACAGGCCGCCACTGGTGCCCACGTAGTTTCCGGACAACCCTGCCACGGTCGGCGTCAGCAGCAGCCGGTACAGGTTCAGGCCGTCCGTGTTGACCGTAGCGGAGAGAGCGTTTGTCACCGTAGTCTGACCACCATCAAACACATTCACCACTGATACCACGTTCGTCCAGATGCCCGGGATGCTCAGGAGGTTGATCGAAATCGCGGTGGCTGCATTGGTGTTGAGGTTCCAGAGCGCAACCGCTACATCTCCGTTCATCAACCGCTTGCCGATTACCGCCGAAGTCGCGTTGCTGGACACGACAAAGGCAGGCGAGCGCAACAGGTCCTGGCCAATCGCAATCGCCGCGTCATTGGTGACCACCACGCTTTCATCTGAGTTAGGCATAGCCACGTTAGGTGCGAGAGGCAGGCTTTCCATACAGGACATCCCAAACTCAAACCGCATCGCGTCCACCGTCCGCCAACTACGTCCATCCACGTTACGAGGATAGAACCCGTACGTCGTCGGTACTGAATCCCCAGTGTAGAGCCAGCCGTCCTGAGCAATGATGTCGAAATAGCGCAACTGTAATCCCCTGGGATCCACCGTCTGGGGGTCGCCCGGCAAGCCTAGATCGCTATAAACCATGTTGTACGTCTCAGTCAGCCACTTGTAATGCGGCCACGCTGCCGAAAAGGAAATGTCCAGGGTTGGCATCGCCGAACCGATACTCGCGGCGCCGTCATACAACCCCGCCTCAAAGTTGTCCGTGATATACCGGAGCAGCGTCTCGTTGGTGCCATTCCCTGGGTTTCCGATCCAGACATGTGACATGCCCCAGCGGCCAATCGTGAGCCCGTCACGGTAGGCATTCGTCGGACCAATCATCAGTTCCGGCCCGCCGTTGGCGTAGCTGGCGCAGTCGCAGTTGGTATCGTTGTCCATTGCTGAAAACTGCATCTGCAATCCCAACTTCATGCCGTTAGTTGCCAGCATGGCCACCAGGTTCGTTACCCCAATCGAAAACCGCGTTGGCTCAAGTTGAAGATCGCCGAGGTTGTTGCGGTTTGTGGCTACAGTGCCGCACTGCATGACGATGGTATCATAGCCATGCTGCACAAAGCCGTTGGTATTCGCGTACTGCGCCGCCCCCACGATGAACTGCCACGTCGCACCCGGAGCGCCCGCCGCATATGGATATATGAACATCGGGATTTTCGTGCGCATCGCAGCCCTGTGCGCTAGAGCGCTATTCAAGGTTCGCACAACCAGATTTGTCGGCATCAGCCCCGCCGCCGAAGCGCTGGCCAGGCTCGTCACCCCATTGTTCGTGCCGCCGATGGCATTTGTCACCGTCGCCGACTGCCCGGGGTAATAATAGGCCAGCAGATCCACCGTCACTTCCGCACCCGTCAACGGGTCTGGCGAATCCCAGACGCTGATCGTCCAGTAGCCATTGAGCCCCGCAATCCGCACCTCATAGCGACCCGGCTCAATCCAGCAGCTCGCCAGTCCATTGGTCATCGGCACCGTCTGCGTCCAGCCGACCATGTTATTCGTGCCAGAAACCGACAGCGCATACCCCGGAGCCGGCGAGATCGTCAGGCGCGCATTCAACTGGCCGCCCCCGATCATCGCCTTGGTCGAGAAATTGACCGTTGTCGCCCGCGCCGTCAGGCACATCAACGTCACCAGCCCAATCAGTCCAATTCGCGTCTTCATTTCTGCTTTCTGCTTTCTGCTTTTCAGCCATAGCTGCCCCAGCTAAACGTGTAACTAATCAGCGAAGTCTGGTCGCTGGCCGGCGCGGGCGAAAACCCCGTGCAACCAGCCATCAACGAGTAAAGCACCTGGCTCCCGATCGTGATCTTGAGATCGAAGAAGTTTACCCGCCCAAACACTCCCGGCACGGCGAAGATCGCCCCCTGCGTCGAAACGAACAGCGCCGCCGCGTCCGCGCTCGCGTGCACCCGATCCACCATGAACGACACGACCCAGAGCCCCCCGCGGAAGAGTGCCGATTGCCCCGGCCGCGCCGAGTAGCCGGAGATACGCTCGCCCAGGGAGCCGGCCCCTTCATCGGCCAGGACCGAGTACGTCCCGGTCCCGGTCGGCGTTCGGTATTCGATCTTCACCTGAATCGCTTAGTGGAACATCGTATCCATCACCAGGCTGCGCAGCGAGAACAGGGCGCCCGGCGTGCTCGTTAGTTTGATGGAGGTGAAGTCGCCCCCCGGAAACAGCGCGGCCACCGCGGCCGTTGACGCGCACACGATCGTCCCCGCAGCCGCGAAGGTGATCGTATCCCTCAGCGTAATTTCGTTATAGGTGTGCACCGTGGTCGCCCCCGTACAGGCCAGCGCCAGCGATTGCACCTTCGCCAATGTCAGCGCCTGGCTCAGCACCACGTCCACTGATGCCGGGGGCAGCAGGACATCGGAATTCATCTCCGTATCCCCGGTCACCGCCGTCTGCCCCGAAAGCTGTTGGCTCGGGCTGGTCTGATAGGTCTGTGTTATTGTGTGTATGATCATATTTTTGCTTTCTGCTTTCTGCTTTCTGCTTTTTGGTCAAGCCAGGGTTAGCCTTGCTCCCGGCGCTGAAAGCGCCGTAATCATGCCGAAATCCCCATGCCGGTTCAGTTTCGAGTCAAACTCGAACGCCCCCTTATTCAGTGCCGCGCCCGGCACGGTCACCGATAACCCCGTCCCGGTCACGACGAAGCTATGCGCCAGGGCCGACAGCCGCGTTCCGATGCCCATCGCCGTTCCCTGCAGGCCAATGGCCGCCAGCAATTGCGCCGTCGTTGGTCCCTGCGGCTTGAACCCCACCATCGCGCGGTAGCTCTCGACCCGTTGGTCCACGGTGATGTTGCCCATCTTCACCGGGTTCAACTTCAGCTCGTGTGTCAGCGTGAAGCCTTCCTCGGCAAACACAGTGCCCCAGCCGGCGACCGCGCCCCAGGCCGCCGTGCACAGCGCCTCCTGGTGAGTGACCGGATAGTCCGCCTGCGTCCACGCCACGCCTGTCGATTGCGTGTAGAACGCATCGGGGTCTGTCGGAGACTTCCCCGTGCCAATCCAGCCCGTGTATTCGAACCCGGTATAGAGCGACTTCCCGAGGCCCATGAATACGTCCGGCATCTTCGACAGCGCCGACCGCGTGAACGCGAATTGCTCGCCGTCGCTTCCCTGGACCGTCACCGCCCGGTTAGCCGACCCGCAAACGCGCCCGCCCGCCGTCACGAAATTCGTCAATGCCGCCGGCAACAGCGACGCCCGGGTCCCGGAATCCCACACCGACTTCGGCACCCCGCTGATCGTCCAGACCAGGTCAACCAGGACCGAATCCAGCGCCCCGCCCAGCGATGATGGAATCTCCCGATAGACCGGCTTCGGTTCGAGCTTCACGTCGCCCTCCGTGTAAATGACCTGGGCGACATCGACGATTTTGCAAGGTCCCCCCACGTTGATGGTTGTTAGATCCAGTGCTGGCATATTGTTTTCTTTCTATGTTCTAATTTTCTTCACGCTCTACGTAATTATTTTGACCGATATGTGCGACGGCAGCAGATTGGGCCGCCAAGCCGCAAAAGTGATGATCTGCCCCACCTGCAAAGCCAGGGGCCCCTGATAAAGCTTTGCCTTCGTGTTAGCCTTTCCCGGCAGCGACCGGTCGAAAGTATAGTAAATATCCGCGTCGGGTGAATTGGCCCCATTCACCAACCCATAGGTCCCATCATTCCCATCACTCACCAGGGGTATATCGCATCTCATCCAAGGCCGATGCTCGCGCCTCATCGACACCGAGGCCCGCAACACGACCAGGCCGTCGCCCTGCAAGAGATCCGTAGCCGGCGTAATCGCTCCCGCGTCCGGAGTCAATCCGCTGCTGAACCCCAGCACCCAGCCAAACATGAAATCCAGCGCCAACTCCGCCAACTCTTCGCAGGATGTCCCTGTGCCCGTGCTCAGCAGATTGATATTCCGGTTCTCAATCGCCACGATTGAAGCGAGCAGGTTCCGCTGAAGCGAATTCGGCTTAGGCACCTGCAAGCGCGGCATCTCGACATACAGTCCTGCTCCCACCGGGCCGTCCGGTTGGCGCGCCGTCAGCCAAAGCGTCTCGACCGCCAGCTCCGATTGCGCCAGAAACTGACGCTCCAACACCACGTTAAACCGGTCGAATAAACCGCAGCTTAACAGCCCCTTAAACAGGTATTCCTGGAGTTGTAGGATGTCGCTCATGCCGCCTTTCCCGCGTAGAAGTCGCTTGCCACCGACGCCAGGCCGGCGCGATACATCTCGCGGCAATCTTCGATCCCGCGCCGCAGAGGCGCCCGCGCGGGAATATTCATCTTCCGCATAAACGTACCCACCTCCACGTCCGCCTTCCGGTTTAGTCGCCATTTGCCAAAGAACTTTTCCTTCGCAAACCGCTGTCGGACATGGCGCCTCACCTGTACTGTTCCTTTGTATCCCTCCTCATGCACCCCCAGATACTTCACGTTGCTGCCAATCGTGGAGAGGACCGCGTCGCCCGAAACGACCGCTTTGCTGGGCCGGATTGAGAGGCTTAATCTGTTCGTCCTTATTCCCAGCGATTCCGGCCCGCTCTTACTGAACCGTTTCAGTTGGATCTCAGTCACTGCCGCTTCATTGAGCAGATCCATCCGCGCCGCCAGCGCCCCCAGGAGCCCCGCCTGGTCCCGGCAGCGCGCCGCTGCCTTCGCCGCCCCCGCTGGAATGGTGAATTCAAAGTTCATTCGACGGCGTCTTCCTCCGGCGGCCCCTTGAGCACCACCCCGCACTTACAATGACAGTTGATGACATTCCACGGCTCGCCATCGGGGTCGCCCGGGAACCGGATTTCATCCGATTCCCCCGTCCGCTCGTCAACCATCGTGAACGAGTCGTCAAACGGAATAACCTCGCCGTTGACCATGCGGTGCGCCGCCCGCACATTCGCGTTGCCGGAGGTCATCCATCGCTTCCATTTGGCCCCGGCTTGCTTCTGAGCATCGTTGCGCCCCTGCCCGTATGCCGCGCTCGTCTCGGTCATGGCGATGGTCATGGCGCGGCCCTTTTCGATGTCGCCAAACGCTGCCTTTACCCGCCCCGCCAGCTCAGACATCGTCTCGCCCTTATCGAACCCCTCAGCCAGCCCGCTTTTCACCTGGTCAAAGATGTCCTGCGGCGTATCCGCCATCTTATTCTCCCGATCCGCAAGAAATCGCTGCACCGCCGCTGGCGTCGCCTTGAACGGATCGTCCTTGCCCATCTCGACGAGAGCCTGCGCCCCGGCCGCCTGGAAAGCATCCAACCCGGCCACTCGCATTACGCTCTCGAAGTTGAGCTTGAACTTGCGCAGGTCGAACATGAAATCCATCGCCGCGCCGGAGCCTTCGCTGTTCGCCAGGGGTGTGGAGCGTGGAGCGTGGAGCGTGGAGCGTGGAGCGAATGAGCACGGAGCCGGTTCGTTCGCCAAGGCGGATTTGCTGAGGATCTTGGCCTGCATCTCCAATCGCGCTGGCAACAGCGCTTCATGGATGGCAGCTAGATAGCGCCTCACAGCGGGCACGCGCGACCGCATGTGGCGGCGCCACTCAGCCAACTCTGCCGGTTTCCGTTTGGAATCCGGCTCGCTGCGATCGGCGGCTGGCTCTTCCTCGCCGAATAGCCGCTCAATAGTTCCTGCCGGACATGAATCCTCGCTATCGTCGTTCGAGTTCACCAGAGCCCAGTGACCCAGCTGGTCCAGCAACTGCCGGATCCGCGCCCGCGCCCGCACCGGATCAGCCGACAGGCCGGCGACCTCGGATTTCATATCCGCCAGCAACTTCCCCAGGTAATTGGGTTCCGCGCCTTTCACGTCACGTCGCACCCAGCTTGTCGAAGCTATCGGTCCTCACGCGCCGCCCGCGCCGCACGAGGCTGACCCCGTGACTGATTGTCTGGTTCGGGTCCGGAGCGCTGACCTTCAATTTGCCGTCAATAACTCGCTCCAGCATCTTTTCGGCCTTGTCATTTTCCGACTTTCGCGCCTCGGTTTGAATCGATGGCACTTTCGGCATGCCCTGCGAGACAAAGGCCCATATGGCCCAGGCAATCACATACCTCTTCAGCGAGAGCGGTACCGTCCCGTCAACGTCCAGAGGCTGGCCGCTGGACCGTATCGCGTCGCGGAATGTTTCGGTCGCCTCCGCGACTTTATCCGAGAGGTCATCGGCCCGTTTGATGCCGGCGATTGACTGCCGCTCCGGCGATGCCACCGGCATGGCCTCTTCGTCTGTTACGGTGATCCAGCTCATATCATTTCACGCTCCACGCTTCACTCCGTGCTTAGCGCTTTCCCCTCTTCCCTACCGATCCCGTCCGCCGCCATCTCCCGCAGCTCCCACTTCACGATCCGCCGGTCCCACGCCCTCCCACCGTATCCGGCCACCACTCGCGCCTCCGTCCGTGGAAACAACTCCGCTTTCGTGTGCGTCTCCCGGTTTTTTCTAAGGGGCAACAATTCACGCGGCATAACTTTAGACTCTGTACCAAACACCTGTTAATAGCCTGTTAACGCTTCGCTGGTGGCGTCGCACGCCCTCCGGGCATGGATTGCACCCCAACCGTCCCCCAACGCGTCCTGCGCCCATTTCATCCTTCATCATTCATCCTTCATCATTCGTGAGAGGAGTCCCGGCCGCCGCCCCCTACAGACGGCGGCCGGGCTCTGTGCACTAAAGGCTATGGCGTTTGCGCCGTCAGCACGGTCAGCGAGAATCCAGCCGCGTTTGTGCTCGATCCCAGCGCCGTGCCCAACTTTATCCCCGAGAGGCTGTCACAAGCCTCGACGGGCAGATTTGTCCGCACCGTGATGGCGTTCGTGTTCCCGGCCGCCAGTGCCCCGCCCGCGAGCTGGTTATTGTCGATGGTCCACGTGAACGGCGTATCGGTCGTCACGTTCGTTCCCACCAGGTATTGGAACGTCATCACCAGGTTGGTGCAGAAGTTCGCCTTCGTCAGCGCCGTCGTTCCCAACGGCGCGATGACCGCGCATAACTGCATCCGGTGCGTCGCCGCGAATCCCTGCACTATGTTAGTCGAGGTGCCGATCGTCAGCGTCGAGCCGTTCGTGCAGCTCAGCGCCAATGCCAGCGTGGAAATACGCGGACTGAGCGTCTGGCCCATTGCCGGCAGCGCCATCGCCACCAGCACGGCCAACCCCACCAGCACCCGCGCCTTGATTTTCTTGATCGTATTCATGTCTTTGCTTTCTGCTTTCTGCTTTCTGCTTTGATTACAGCTAGTTGATGGCCAGCTTCATGATCCCCGTCGTGTGCTGCGTGTGGAGGTATTCGTAATTCTCCACGGTGATGGCGATCTTCTTGACGCCCAGGTCGGTGACATAGACCGCGTATTCGCCGCTGCCGTATTGGCCGCCGACGACATGCCGCACGATGTTGCTCGGATCCATCGGGCCGGCGTCCTTGATCCCCGTGAAGATGAGGACGTTCTTACCCAGGATTTCCGACTTCGCCGTCGAGCTGCTCTGATAGCGCTCCGCATTGATGAGCACATTGGAAATGCCGAGCGCTGTGGCGATCTCCGCTTCGGTGAACTGCCCCGCCCGCGCCAGTGACCCAGCCGTGAGCTGGTTCTCGTAGGCTGTCTGCCGCGCCAGATGAGCCGCGTCGCCATAGGCCACGTTCTGCGGGTAGAAGCCCGTCGTGTTCGCCAGCGTGATGACCCGCGTCCTGATGTCCAGGTCTGGGTTGCTTGCCGCATCCCAGGTGACCGCGTCCGCCGTCGCCGCCGCCGTGAAGGTATCCACCGCTTCGAGCACGGTCGCCCGGTTGAGCAGGTCAATCAGCCATTTCGTGTGCGTCTGCTGCCACTCCGGCTTGTCCTTCAGCTCATCCCGGTCCAGAATCACGGACAACCCGCGATTCGGCGCTTGCAGGTCGCTCTTGGCCGCCGTGCGCTGCCGCACTTCGGCAAAATCCGCCAGGATGCCGCGTTTAATCCGGTTGTAATCCACCGTTTCCCACGGCTCGTTTTCGTTATAGGTCGTCAACCGGAAAATCCGGCTGCTGCTCGGCCTCGGCGGTGCCAGGAAATCCCGCAACCGCGCCAGCCCGTTGCCGACCATTGAATCGTAGCTCGCGGCAAAAGCCGTCAGCTCTTCGATGTTTTCCGTCTGCCGCAGCAACGAATCATTGGGCAGACAGATCGTGCCACTCGGCATTCCCGCCCAGTCGTTGCTCAGCACCACGCCGCTCTGCATAAACGCCAGGCCCGCGCGCGTGTTCGCCAGTGCCAGGGGTATGTCAATTCTATTCATGTTCTTTTCTTTCTTCGACTTTAGACTTCAGACTTTAGACTTTAGACTTCGGGGGTTATGCCGGATTGGCGAGCGACCAGCTTCCCAGCGACGCCACGGTCACCAGGTAAGGCGTGCACGGGACGAAGGAGACCTCCGCCAGGGCGGCGACGGTTTTATTGCACCGGCCAATCACGTAGTAATTCGCGCCCGCGGAAATGAGCGACAGGTCCTGGACCTTGCCCGCTGCCGCCGGTGTCACCAAGTGATCGATCGTGATGGCTGTTGCGGCCATCCCGATCTCGAACCCTTTCCGGAGCCCGAGGCGACGCACGTTCACCAGATCCGCGTCCTGGTAAGGTGAATCGCTCGAAATGCCCATCGGCAGATCGCTCGCCGTGCAGATGTCGCAGAAATTCGCCCCGCCCGACCCGCGCTTATAGAGCAGGTAGCGGCTGGACACCGGCGCTGTGCCAGCGTTGATGATCAGCGTCTCGACCCCATGTTCGTTCATCAGGGCCAATTCATTCGGCAGGGCGAACCCCGCCGGCTTCGTCAGGCGATCCCAGGTCGCGGCCAGCGTGCCAAGCACGGCCACCATTAATTGTTTGATTCTCTTCATGTTTCGATTCTTGCTTTCTGTTTTCTGCTTTCTGTTTTCTGCTTTTGTCTGCTGTTACTTCGTTTTGGTTTTAGCCTCCGCCGCCTTCTTAGCCGTGTCGTACTCCCGCTGCCGTGTGATCACCGCGACTGCCTGCCCCCGCGAAAGCCCCCGCGCCATCTTGGCCGAGATCAATCCCTCATCCGCGGTCCGTTGCGTCTTCTCCGCCTCCAGCACGGCCACCCGCGCCTTCAGCCCCATGTTCTCGTGTGCCATGTCCACCGGCGGCGTCCGTGCCACGCGGCGGCTGTTTCCGAGCGCTTGAACCCCCGCATTCTCGGGCGCCAGGTCCGCCGCCGGCGTCTGTGTTTGTTTCTCACCCATATTTTTGATTCCTGTTCGACTTTAGCCTTTAGCCTTTAACCTTTCTTCGGCGTCAGCTTCTGCGCCAGCCCCTTGTATTCCGGCTTCTTCATGACCGCCGCATGCGCCCGCACCGGGTCCTGCCCGTTGGCGATGAGTTCGGCCTTGAACGCCGTGTCGTACTGCGCCCGCGTCTCCTGCTCCTCATTGCTGAGGGCAGCCGACTGCTTGCCACTTACCGACGTATTGTTGCTGGTCGTCTTGGTGGCCGGCTGTTTGGCGAGCAACGCCTCGGCGTCCTTATCGAAGTCCGCCGAATTCTCCAGCGCCGTCACTTGCCCCTCGCGCTCCGCCATGGTCAGGATCCCGCGATGAATCGCCAGGTCCGTCGTCGCCTCGGCCCGGCCCTTGCGCTCGGCCTTGCGCGCCGATTGCTCGTTTGCCAGCGCCGTCGTCGCCTGGTCCGCCCGGCTCTTCTCCGTGTTGCGCTCGTTTTCCAGCGCCGTGATGCGCCCGCCCAGCTCGCTCTTTTCGTTGCCGAGCGCGCTGATTTGACCCTGCGCCGCCGTGGCCGCGGTTTGCACCGCGCTCATGACGACCTGGTCGCTGCTGTCAGGACTCAGGGTGACACCCCGGCCCGCCAGCCATCCAATCATTATATTCTTCATGCTTTATCTTTCGTTGTTGTTTGTGTTCTCTGGCTGCGCTCAGACGCCGCCAAAATCATTACTTGCCGAATCGGCCCGCCCGGCTCGCGTGATACTGCGCCATCTTCCGGTGCATCTCCGCCGTCTCGCCGTTCCCAGCCTTGTCCTGCGCCGCGGCGGCCTTCAAATGCGCCTTCGCAGCCGCTTCATGGCCACCCTTGCTGTTCGCATCCGCCGATGCCGTGTGCGCACTGCGGCTCGCTTCGTTATGCGAGCCATGCACTTCGGCGCCCGTGGATTGATTCCCGTGAAACTCGTTCGCCAGCACGGCCAGCAGCTGCCCATCCGTCATTTCGTTCTGAATGGGCACGCCCTTGGCAATCAGGCACCCAATGATCTGTTCGCGTAACATGTTTTCCTTGTCGTTTGATTGTTTTTCTTGCCCTGATTGTTCCTCGGGGGCTGCATTGGCAAGGCTCTCAACCCCCGAAATGTTTGGATAAGGCGTCAACGCCACCGAAATCAGCTTGAAGGGCCGGCAGCGGATCGCCTTGCCATCTGATTGGCCATTGGCGATGGGTAAGACCCACCAGAATGCGCTGGGATACTTGAAACCCGCCTCGACTGCCTCCGCCCCCTCGTTATCCAGGGCAAAGTGCGCCTCGATGCCACGCTCGCCCTTGCGCACCTGGTCCACGACGCCAATCTTGATCTTTTGCGCCTCGTTCGATACCGCCGCCGGATCGGCATCATTCAGGTCGCCGTGCCCCTTGAACGTGGGAATCCCCACCAGCGCCCGGCGCAGCTTGCGGAAAAATGAATTCTCCTTGGCCAGCAGCGCGTCCGCCGATTCGTTATCCAGCACCTGGATAAACTGCTGCTCCTTAATCTGCCCGTCCTCGCGGTAAACCCGCGTCTTCGGATGCTCGCCAAACGGCGCGATCAGCGCCCAGCCATCCGCGTCGATTTCCCCGTTCCCCAGGGCTAGTTGCAGGACGATGTCAGGATTTGTTGATTTCATGTTTTTGTCACTCCCCGTAAAACCCCCTGTTGCAGGATCTGTTCGAGCACCCGTAGCGAGCGGGGATCCGCCTGGATGTCATTAGCCAGCGCATCCCAGTCGCGCATCAGATCGTGCAGCTTCGTCTTGAAAATCCCGTCGTCTTTGATCCCGCTGACCTTCGCCAGCCGCGCCAGCATCGGCTCGATGTCGTGTGCGACCGCGGCCGCAAATACCTTTACTTCCGGCTGCGTCTTGTCTTGCGGGAGGGCGTAGCCGAGCGATGGCATCGGCAGCGTCTGGCCGTCCGCACCTTTCGGCAGCAGGCCGGCCCGGCTCCAGAAGCCGCCGGCATCCACCTGCGTATCCGGCATGGCCGTGCTGGCCGTTTGGCTTTCGGGATTCTTATCCGGATCAGCGCCCGCGGCGATGGGAGCTTCCTCCAAAGCCGGCTGCGTCTTGCGGTCCGCCGCGGCGGGCGGGCCTTTGGCGCCTTTGACCTTGCCGCCGTTGGCGGGCGCGGGCGGCGGATTCGGCTTCGGTTTCTGCTGTCCGGCATTGGGCTGCTTGCCATTCGGGCCGGCGGGTTTCGCCTCCGGGTCTTCGCCGGGCATGGCGGGCGCCTGGGCCGGGATCAGCACCGGCTCGCCCGCCTCGGGCTGGCGCCAGCGGAAACGGCCATAGACTTCGCTCAGAGCGAGCCTCAGACCCATCGGCACCAGGGCTTGCGCGCTGGCCAGGTCGTCGCTCGTCATGTCTTCGAGCGGCGGCATGAGCGCGAACCAGGCCCGCGGCTGCTGGTTGAACAGGTAGCGGATCACCGGCACATCAATCCGGTCATTCGCATACCCCGTCAGCCACTTGCAGTCCCGCACCAGGTAGATCCCGCTCTCTTCCTTCTGCACGCTCGCCCCGACCGGGCTCTTAGACGATTGCCCCGGCTGGCTGGCGCTTGACCGCGAGCCCGTCGCCAGATCCACTCCCCGGTAACACTTCGCGTACAGCCCGTTGATCATCTCGATAATCGGCTGGAAAGGCAGCGCATTCTTGGCCGCCTGGTCGAGGAACTTGAAATCCACCCCGCGGTTATGGAGCACCACGCCGTCATTCGCGATGGCCTCGAGCGCTTCCACGGCCTGGCCCCATTCCGGCGAGTCCTTTTGCGCGTCCGTGATTCCCTCGAGGAACCCGCTGCCATAGCGCGTGCAGAACAGCAGCCAATCCCGCAGCGCGAAATGTTTCATCGCAAAGGCCATCGAAAGCGGCCGCATCCAGCCCAGCCCCACGCAGGTCAGCCATTCCCCCGACACGCAGGGCACCCCGTACATGTCGAAAATGTGCTGCAAATAGCCGAGGTAACCCCGACGCGACTCGAAAAACCAAACCGGCGTATGCCGGAACTCCGCCGTCACTTCCATGGCCGCCGGATTATCCACCCGCATCAGCATCTCGTGCACGCTGTAGCGGTAAGAGTGCGCCGACGCCATCTGGTAAATCAAATGGTCGGCATTCCCGCAAACGTCCTGATCCAGCGCCTCAGTCACTTTCAGGTGGTCGTAGAAGTATTGCAGCGCCGCCGCGTGCTTATCCCCGTCCGGACTGCCATCGCTGACCACTTTCCAGCTCATGCCGGCCAGGTCCGCCGCCCGTTTGTCGGCATTGACGGCCAGTTCCCCGTCCCGCTCCATCATTACTTCCCACGTCTTGCCCACGACGCGCATCTCGCCGATCCGGAACGCATTGAGCTGCGAGGCCAGCATCTCCATGTCCAGCTCCGGCATCGGCGAATATTTCAGCCGAATCGCCCATTCGATCCGCGCCTGGTTGAATTGGCTGGTGCCGTTAAGGTTCACAGGCCTCCCAAAGGTTGAAATTCCGCCATCCCGCACCCAGAAGACTTTGGACGCGGGACATTGGACTTTGGACTGTCTTCTCAACACTTGTTAATACCCGTTTAACGCTCGATGTGCTGCGTCGGAACCCCTCCCGGCATGGATTGCACCCCAAACGCCCCCCAACGCGTCCTAGCGCCTCCATCGGCCTTCGGATTTCGGCCTTCGGCCTTCTTTCGGACTTCGGACTTCGGACTTCGGACCTCACAACAGCACCTTCCCGGAATACTTTCCCATTCCCATCCCCGACATTGGCCGCTGCGAGATATTCCTGGGCCGCGAAAACTGCGCCGGCCCCGTTCCCGCTCCCGCCGCCCGGATCGCCAGCGCAAACGCCCAGAAATGATCCGCATGCCCCGCCTCATCCCGCACCGCCGCGATGCTCACCCGTCCGCCCGGCGAGGTCATCTTCTCCGGCTTGCGCAAATCGTCCACCGCCTCGATGTCCAACTCGACCTCGATGGTGATCGTCCGGTCCTCGAACACTCCCAGCAGGTCCGTCGCCATGATCTCGGTCACTCGGGCCGTTTCCGTCTTGCGCCCCTCGGCCCGGATCCGGTCGCTAATCGGTTCCGTCGTGGAAAAGTTTATCCCCTGGACCCGGTAGTCGCCCCACTTCTCCTGTGCGTACTCCACCAGGCCGAGCCCGATGCCCGTCATATCAATGCAGCACTTCCGGTATTTCGGCAGCGCGCACACCATGTCGAGCTGGGTTTGTTGCGCCGGCAAACGCATCCCGGACATTCGCAGCATCGCGATAATCCTCCGGCTCAGCCCCTCGCGCTCGATCACCGCGAAAACTGATATGTCCCGGTTGCGACCAATATCCCCGCCCAGGAAAAGCTCGCCCCGGGCCCGGAACATTCGCGCCATCGAGACTGCGCTCCACTTCTGGTCGTCGATCGGTATCCCCTCACGCTGCGCCTGCTGGATCAGCTCATTCGTCAGCAGCGCCATGTTCTCATCATTGAACTTGCACTCGTAGTTTTGGTCATAGGCCCGCTTGTCCAATGCCTTAGCCCGCGCCTGCTCTGGCGTAATTGGCTTGCGCGTGTTCGGGTCATACACCTTCACCCCCATCTTGTGCGCCTCCGACCGTGTCACGCGGCACACCCGGAAGCCCAGCGCCGAGATAAACACCGTCCCGTCATTCGGCCCGTCGCCAGCCGACATCCGGTAAAACATATTGTGCTTCCCGTTCCCCGTGCTCGCGATGCGGCACAGAAACTCCGGGTTGCTCGACAGAATCGGCTCCGCTGCCTCCCAAATCGCGTTGCTGTCCTCATGGAACGCGAATTCATCCAGGATCAAATCCCCGCTGAACCCGCGCGCGGTCCGTGGATTTGCCGCCAGAACCTTGATGCGCCCCGTCCGCGTCCGCCCGCCCACGGTCAGGGTGACCCGGCATTCCATGCGCATGTTTTCGTACGTGATGTCCGGTGAGGTGTCCTCGCTCACCATCATCAACCCCATCTTATTGCATACCTCCGCGCACTTGATATTGAACTCCGCCCCGTTGTCCCTCGAGTTGGACAGCACCGTAATCAGCCAGGAATCGTACCGCTGCAACTGCGACAGCAGCCGATCCACCGCCCACGATGCCAGCGTGAAACTCTTCCCGATCTGCCGCGACCAGTGGAGAATCAGGATGCCCGACTCGCGATCCATGAACGCTGGCAACTGGTAGCGCCGGAACTTGATCAGCCCCGGCACGCCAAATTCCACGGGGGCGTTTGGTACTATCACCAATAAGCCGCCGGCCGTCGCCTCACCCGCGACCGCCCCCGCTCTTTTTTTAGAGTTCTTTTTCACTGTATCCGTGAAATCCGTGTAATCCGTGGTCAACCCGGAGCCGCTCCAAACAGCTTCAGCCGTATCTGCTGCACCTTCTCCACCTCGCTCAGCCCCGTATCGGTCGCGATCACCTTCAGCGAGGGCAGCACCGCCAGGCATGCCGACGCGGCATTGAACTCGAATTTCTCCCGCGCCAGCGATAGGTCCTGGTTCTTGGCTTCCAGCTTCGAGAATTCCAGCACCGGCTGAAGCAACTGCACCACCAGCTTGAGCAACGAGGGATCGCAGTCCGGCTGCGTCGAGACCTTCATGATCAGCGTCTTGAGCAGCGCGATAATCGTCTTGAGCCGAGGCTCCGGGTTCTTCTCGTACTCCGCCTCGACGATCTTGCAAGCCCGCGCCCCGCTCGCAATCTGGGCGAGCAATCCCTCCTCCATTCGCGCCCGCTGCCGCGAAGCCCACCACACAGACAACCGCCCCAATGAAACGCCGCATCCCTCCGCCGCCAGCAATTCCTGCGCCTCGGCCAGCGTCTTGCCCGCCAGAAACCATTCCTGCAACCTTTCGGCGTAGGCATCCAGTTTGCTCGCTTTGGTCTTCACGCTTCACGTTTCATGTTTCAGAGTTGCTTCGCTCGTGCCTCCCCTTTGACCGTCAGAGCCCACGATACGCTCTTATCCAGCCCGTCTTCGATGCCGATCGTGAACTTATCGCTCTCCAGCTCGCGCAAGGCCTGGTGAAAATCACTCAACAGCAGCGACGGCTGCACCCTACGGCACCAATCCTCAAGCAGAGCGTCCAGTTGGGGGGTCCCCCCTGCCTCCAGGAGGGCCTTCAGAATAAAACGCTTATAATTAATGATTGGGTTCATCGGTGTTGCAGTAGATAGTCGAGTTTCTCATCCATCCTATTGAGCTTATCGGTATGCAGCGCCGATGCCTGTTTCAGGCCGCCGACGATTCCCGAGAATGCGGTGAGCTGGGCTTGGAGGACGGTCGCATCCTCCTTCCTTTCCCTTCTCAGGTCCCGCACCTCCGTGCTTAGTGCCGCCGCCGCTCCCCGCTCGATTCCGCCCATTTTGGCGAACAAATCACGAAACCCCGTCGTCATCTGGTCATGCTGGCGCTCGCAGGCCGTCTTTGTCACATACCGGTCCGCCGCCTCCGCCGCGACTTCCGACGCTGCCGGCTTCCCTCGCAACTCCTTAATCAACTTAATGAATAGGAGTGCGGTCATTATTATGACCACGAGACAGGCTAGCCAGGAGGCAATCGCCAGCGGAATCGAATCGCCCACAGTCGCTGCAACAGAAGAAAGTGTGTTAGTCATCTTTGTGCCCTATGCGTTCTTTTCGGTTAATCCCTTTAGGTGCTCGACGTACCGGCTCACCGGATGATCCTCGATCAGCTCAATGTGTCCCCGCTCATAGCCCCAAAACGTCCCCCAAAGGTCTGACAGCCCCTTCGCCCACAGCGGCGGATCCATTTCCACCCCGCCAAAGCTGGACATAAACGCCTCATGCCCCACGTGCCGGTAGCCCGTAATCCAGGCCAGCAGTCGCGCGACGATGTCTTCCTCATGCACCCAGCGCGTGGTGATGTCGCCCAGCGTTTGCAGATCAAAATTCGCCTTCTGCGCGTTGTAGGTCCGCCGCCAGCCCGCGTCCCCGATCCGTGGGCCGCCGAACGTGTGCACCGCCGCCACCGGCCGCCCGCACCGCGCCAACTGCCACGCCAGGATCTTCGCCTCGTCGGCGCCCTTGCTGTGTCCGCAAAGCACCACGGGCGCCGGCAGCGCCGTTTGATCCAGCTTCAGCACCTGGTCGAGGATGGAATTCGCACTCTTCCAAAACCCCGCGTGTACCCGGGCGATCCCCAAATCCACCAGCCCGATTTCCAAATCCGTCACCACATCCCGCAGTGAATCCGATCCTCGGCAGGCGATGATATTGACCTTTTTCCACCACGGCGGCCCCATCACCAGCGGGACCTGGAGGACGTGGCAGAGGTTATTCTCGATGGTCACCATCGAGTAACTGCGCGCCGCCGCCCCCACGCATTGCCAGGCCAGCTCTAAATCCTGCGTTGTCAGCTCACGTTTCACGGCCCTATCCGTCCCATCACTCCCATCACTCCCACCAGAAAAAGGGCGGGACCGAAGGTACATCGGAGGTACGACAGCAACCCCCAGGCCCGCCATTTCCAGTGCCCGCAAAAGCTCATACCCGCCCGATGCAGCTTGAGTAAAGTGACAACGGCCCGACCGAGAGAATCGCGATCCCTAGCTCAGGATCCACGCTGTCACCGTTCCCAGCCACAAAGATGCTGCATGGGTCCGTCGGAATCGTTGCCGGGTCGGTCAGGACCGAGGCCTGCACATAATTCCCCTGCGCCCAGGCGGCTTGGAGCTGCACCAGCGTCCCCAGCTTCGGATTCCAGACATTGAGCCCGCGCTTGAGTGTTATCGTTCGTTGTATGTTCATAACAGTTTGTTTCGCCTTCGCTGTTCAATTCGGCTGGTAAGCCGGGTCGCCCGTTTTCGCCAGAAGGGCCGCGCGATAAGCGGTTTCCTGGGCGTCAGTCCATTCGCCGGCTTGCTGGGCGGCGGCTTTGAGGCTTGTGATCCAGGCGATGAATTGAGGAACTCCCTGCTCGATGAGCGGTAGGAGGGCGAGGCCGAGTTGGATGGCTGCTGCTGTTCCCATAAATTTAGTGAGTTGCGGTCGTTACGATGTTGGACCAACTGGTGGATTGTCCGATGGCCGTGTTGAGGACGGACCACGCGGACCAAAGGGCGTTGGAGTTACCCGTTGTTTTGGATAGTTTATAGGCGACTTTGAGGTCGTCCACGTTCAACTGCATGACGACGCAGCGCGGGCAGGGAATGCACGTCCCGCTTGCCGCGGCGCAATAAGTGACTGGGGTCTTGAGCCACTCACAGAACTGGTAGAAGGGGGCGGCATTCGTTTTCCAGTAGGCGGGGCTGGCGAGTTCGACGTTAAGGATCATGTCAAAGGTGGCAGCGGCGGCCGTCTGGGATTGCTCGACGCGGACGACGAAGGGATCGGCGCCGGGACTAAGCGCCACACACCCAATGAACAGCGCCGCCGCCGCCGCCACGATTCCAACCACCGTTCCCATCTGTCTTATTCTTGTCTTCATTTTGATTTCAGATTTTCAGCATTTGGAAAAAGGGGTTCCGGCGACCACCACCACCACCACAGAAGGGCATCTCTCCCGGCAGTAGTTTGGCCGTCCGGCCCCCCAGAGTTAATTGCGAACTGCCCGGCTTTGCGCCCTCAGCCTTCACCGTGTTTTTCGTTGCTTCTGGATGCCGCAGATTCACGCGTGAAAAGTTAGCAGGCGCTCAAAGGCTATGGTGGCATTCCCCTCTTTCTCTGTTCTGAACAAGCTGAGCCTCCGCATAGAGGCCGATCAACTTCGTTCCTTCCGCATGTTTGCCTGGCATGGAAATCGTTTTAACACCCCTCGAAAATAAATGCAACTATTTTCGCAAAGTGTTGACACGATGTTAAAAGGAGTTTAATACCGTGGCCAATGATACAGCGAACAGTGAAACGCGGGGCCTACCGAAAGACTGATTACGCCTTTATTGGCGCTTGGATTCCGGTCGAGTTGCTGGGCCTTATGGATGATTTTATCCGCACCCAGGATTCGGATCGGTCGAAGCTAATTCGAAGAGCGCTGGAGGAAAAGCTGCGCAACGGAAAGAAGGAGCCTGCATGATTGTGCGCGCGCGGGCCTTGATGGTGCCGGAAGAAATCTCCGGACGGGTGGCTTGGATGGACCTACCTATAGAACTCTCCGCCGCGCGCGCCCCTTCCCTTTCACGCTCCACGCTCCACGCTCCACGCTCCACGCTCCACGTCCCGTGATCGCTCCCGTGCAACTCCCCCTCCCTCGCCTCGCCGACCCGCGTTACAAGGGTCCGCTTTGCGCCATCGAGACGGCGAAGGACCTCCTGGGCCGCAGCGAAGATGAGATCGGTCTGTTGGTTGACGGTGGCCAGGTGGTCGCCTTCGACATTCGCAGCCCCGGCGCCGCCCGGCGCGATTTGCGCATCCTCACCGCCAGCATCAGCGAGTTCAACCGCGACAGCGGCAGCGAAGATTGGGTTTCGACTATCACCCCCGCCCAGGCCGTTGCCCTGGTGATGCGCGGCTTCAAGACCGACAAGCCGTACGTGACCGGCAAGGAAATCAAAGCCGTGTTAAACTGTGGCCGCCAGCACGGCGTCAACCTCGTATCGAGCAAAGTTCTCCCGCAAATGCCCGGCACCAAATACCGCCGCGGCCCCAAAGGCTACGCCCTGATTCCGCGCCCCGACTTCGTCCAGTTCCTAACCCACCGCCTCGAAGGCTCCATCTAATGAACAGACTCACGAAACTCCCGCCCGCCTGGCACTCCGAAGCCGCCGTCCAGCTCGGCACCATGTTCGCCGCCACACATACCCTTTTCCTCGATGCCACCCGTAAAGCTGTATTTCTCGGCATCTTCCTCCAGTACATCAAGCAGCGCGGTAAAGAAGATGGCTCCATTCCACACGGAGCATTTCGTCCCTGGGTCTCCCGCAATCTGCCGCAACTGAACTATGACACCGTTACTGTCTATCTGTCCATTGGGCGCGGAATCATCGAAACCAGGATGTTCAAAATAAGGGATTATCCGTTATTTGCCCATGATGGTAAACTTCCTGCAAACGTAGAAAAGCTAATAGAAGGCAAGACCCAGCGCCAACTTTGCCTCGAATTCAAACAGGGTAAACTCGACGATGACGACGAATCCCATCCCTGCGCCGGCCGCCGCCGCGGCGAAGGTGGCCGCCGCGCCCTCACCATAGATGAGACCGCCGCGGCGTTCCGAAAGGCGGCTGTCAAAGATTGGAACAAGCTCGAAATGTCCCTCGCAGCTTACGGCGCAAACTTCACCTTCCTCCCCGACGAACATCGCATCGAAGCTCAGGCCGCCGTCCTCAAAAAGCATCTCCGGATCCGCCGAACCTGGCTCAACACCCCGGCCGCCAAACGCGACGCCACTTTCCTCGATCAACTCCGGAGAACACTTTGATCCTATGGACCTAATACCCAACGCCGATATCAACCTTTACCTCGGGCTGCCCGAGGGCGTCCGCACCGAGGTCAATCTTTGGCACCGAGCACTTCTGGACATCTCCCCGCCCGGCGTCGGCAAATCCCTCGCGGCTATTGCGGCGCAGTTCGGCACCAGCCCGGAAACTGCCCGCCGCAAATATGACGCTCTCCACCACCACGGCTGGCGCGGCCTCATCAACCGCTCGCGCTTGCCGCAGCGCACCCCGACCCATACTGAAGAGTTCCTCGAATGGTGGCGCGACCTATATAGTATGTACCAGCGCAACGCCAAGGCCGCGTACAGGGAGTTCTGCCGCCGCTATCTCGCTCGCGAGCACATCCCTGGCCTGAGTCCCGATCTCAACCGCGGATCCATCCCCACCGGCTATGGCTACCACAACCTCATGCGCTTCAAACCCACCCGCTTTGAAGTCGCCGCCATGCGTCGCGGCCTCGCCTGCGCCATCTCCGAGCACGGCCCCAAGATCTTCACCACGCGGGCCGACCTCTGGTATGGCAGCCACTACATGATTGATGACTTGTGGCACGATAATTTCGTCGTCTTCGGCAAACAAATCGTCCGCGTCCTGGAGCTTGACCTACTCGACGTGTTCAGCGGCGCCCTCGTCAACTTCGGCTGCAAGCCCCGGTTCCAGCGCGAAGACGGCACCTTCGACAACCTCAAAGAGAAGTACGCCCGCCTGCTGGTCGCAAAAGTCCTCTGGAGCGAAGGCTATTCCCCGCGCGGGACCGAGATCGTCGCGGAGCACGGCACCGCCGCCGTCAACGAGCGCGTCGCGGCCATCCTCCACAACGCCACTGGCGGTCTCGTCACCGTCCGCCGCTCTGGCATCGTCGGCCACGAACAAGCCATTATCGGCTGGTCCGGTGAAGGCCGTGGCAACTTCCGGTTCAAAGCCCCGCTCGAATCACTCCGCAACCTCAAACACAACGAGCTTGCCAACCAGGCCCAAATCCCCGCCCAGACCGGAAAAGATGTCGAGCACCGTCCCGAGCACACCCACGGGCAGTTGCGCGAATGCAGCGAGTGGCTCAAGATCATCACCGTCCTCGGCCAGGATAATCCCGCCCGCGCCGCCCAGATCCAGCTCAATCTCCTCGACTACCACGCCCATTTTTTGCCCATATTAATCACCGTTTACGACGCCATTAACCGGCGCACCTGGCACACCCTCGAAGGCTGGCACGCCGCCGGCAACATCGTTACCGGGTACCGCACCACCCCGGCCCTCGGCACCTCCGATCCATCCGACCAGGTCAACCACTCCGAACTCACCGACCAGCAATTCCGCGCCCTGCCGGCCCCCGCCCAGGAAATCCTCAAGCTCGCCGCCCAATCCGATCCCCGCTACCTCTACACCCGCAAACTTTCCCCGCACCAGGTGCGCGCGCGCGATCGCGGCTCCCTCACCACTCTCCCCTCGCCCATCGTCGCCGAGTTGCTGGGTCCCGACTTCGCCCGCGAATTGAAAGTCGAAGGTGCGTATTTCGCTCCGTTTCAGGACGCCGAAATCGCTCCCGAACCCTTGCTTTACGAGTCCGCCATCACCGCACCCGACGGCACGCGCCAGCAACTCCCCGAGGACACCTTCCAGGTCACCGTCAACCCCTTTGACCCGTCCGCGATTTTCGTCTCCGACGCGCGCGGCATCTGCCTTGGCGCCGCCCCCCGCGCCGCCCGCGTTGACCGCTCTGACGAGGAAGCCCTGAAACGCGCCTTCGGCCATCGCAACCAGCGCCTGGCCGAAATGAAGCGCCCACTGCTCAGGCGCCATGCCGAGCTGGTCCGCGAACAGAATCGCCGCCTCGATAACAACCTGGCCGTCCTCGCCGCCGCGCGCGACCCCGACGAAGCTTTAGCCGCGTCCATCGACGCGGATTGACCACCAAACAAACACCACAGAAAGGGCATCACATGGACTTCATCACACGGTCCTATACGGAAGAGGCCGGTAAGTTGCAAGAAGATGGACCAGAATTGGTCATCAGCGCCCAGACAATTGACGACGTGCGCGAGGCCTTAGTCCCTTTCTCGAAGCTATACAATTGTCCAGTCCTATTCATCACTCGCCAACGAGCAACTCCCCCAACTGTCATCTCCCCCAACTGTCAAATAGCATGAACTCCTTCGCCGAAAAATCTCTCCCCCCCAGCGACCGCGACGAAACCCCCGACTGCGACCCTGCTCTCATCTCCGCCCTCAAAGCCACCGGCCTCAGCAATGCCGAACTCGGCCGCGGCATCGGTTACAGCGCCGGCTACGTCAATATTTACCTCAACAATAAGTTCAACGGCGACCTGCCGGCTATCGAAGCGCGCATCCGCGAATGGCTCCGCGACCGCAACCTCACCCGCACTACCGGAGTCACGACGGTCGACACTGAGGCCAGCCGCTACCTTTGCCGGAAACTCGAAGAGGTGCGCCTCAACCGCGCCCTGGCCGTCATCACCAGCCCGGCTGGCACCGGCAAGTCGCGCGGCCTCGGCCTGTACCTCCAGACTCATACCCTCGCCATTGCGTTCCGAGTCACCGCCATGCACACGGGCCTCTGCGCTCTCGCAGACGACCTCTGCCAGGCTGCCGACATCCAGCCCCAGCGCCGCCGCCGCAAAAACGCCCAAGGCCCCGCCGAGCCCCGCAAGCGCCGCTGGGATTTAATCGTCGAAAAATGCGCCAACAGCGACCGTCTGCTGATCGTGGACGATGCCCACGAACTCGGCCCGCGCGCATTGCAATGCTGCGTCGATTTTCACGAGCAAACCGGCAACCCGGTTGTCCTCCTCGGCCTCCCCATCCTCAAGAAGCGCCTCCTCACCGATGCCCGCCGCGCCAGCCGCGCCGACGAAGCCCCCGAGATCCCCCTCAAAGACCCGCGCCCCCTCATTGAGCACCTCGTCAAAGAACTAGCCCCCGACGCCAATGGAGACCGCGACGCGCTGATCAGCCTGTGCCTCCAGGTCGTCGCGCACGACGGAGCCTTCCGCGCCGTCGAGAA